ATAATAACTAGTACTCCCATCAAATGCACACTATATACCGCCACATTACACTTACAGCTATTGCAAGCGTTGCGTCGGTATTGACCATCATAGTCTTACGAGATAAATGGATACGCTATTTCAATAACAACGATTGCGTATCTGACACTGACGAAGGCCGCGCCAAAAAGACTTTAGAGTCTTGGAATGACTATGTTCAAGAGGAGTCGGTAGTCCTCGATTTGGTTGTGCAGACCAGATCACACAAACTACTGGGGAGAGTGCGGAATCGATACGCCTCTTTATTGGCCACCCGCTGCAAGTTAGCAATACCTGGTGTTGCGAAACACACAGCAGCAAACCGACTAGTTGCACACCACTTTATGGTGAAAACCATGGAGAAAGATGGAGTGCGACCAAGTCACCAAGCGTCCATACTAGCGGTGGCGCTTGAGTTCGTGATTACGCCCACGAACGACGAAATCGATGCGAGAAGGATGGCACAAACAACCTCCTTCTTAGATGCCTACGAGGATGGTACACGGCTTTACCACACTCGGACAGCATCATCATGGTGGGGCGGTCTTGGATCCAAAAGATCTAGGGCCCAACCGCCAGGCTGTTAGGCCACCCTGATTAAGTTACCAGGGGTCGATTGTCGGCCATCCGACATTCCCGACGACCCCCGCTTGGTGGTAACAAAAAAATTAGGGAAGCCGGTTAAACTGCGGAAAACTTATGCCTTGTGTGGTCTCGCACCAGGTCACAATTATGCAGTATATAACAATTCACTATCAGCGATAGAACGCGCGATTAAAGAGCGCATTTACTATGTCGATTATGGATCTGGATTTGTGTCTCCTCACAAACCAGATCCTGCCTTCTTTGCAACAGCAATGGAAGATGTGACTAAGTACTTTCGTAAACATGTTCAATATACCACCCCATTGACTGCGGAGCAATTCGCAGGGACTTATGCGGGTCGTAGAAGGACTATATACGAAAAGGCTTGCACATCACTGTTACTGAAACCAATTACAAGGAAGGATTCGTTCATAGGAGCTTTTATCAAGGCAGAGAAGTACAACTTCACTGTTAAGAAAAATCCCGCACCTAGAATCATTCAACCACGTGATCCTAGATATATTGTTGAGAGCGGTAGGTTCGTAAAGCCTATAGAGAAGAAAATTTACAAACACATTAATAACATGTTTGGATCAACCACCATATTTAAGGGCCTCAATGCAGAGGATCGTGGTGCCGTCATGCTATCACATTGGTCATCTTTCAATGATCCAGTCGCCATTGGACTGGATGCCAAGAGATTTGATCAGCATGTGTCAAGAGCTGCCCTGGAGTGGGAACACTCCATTTACAAACTCTTTTATCCCGGAGACCATACTTTTGCTAGGTTGCTTTCATGGCAACTTGACAATGTTGGATTCGCCAGGTGCGAGGAAGGTGTAGCAAAATACACTGTTGATGGCTGTCGGATGTCTGGTGACACCAACACTGCATTAGGAAATTGCTTGATTATGTCTAGTCTTGTGTATGTCTATTCTAAATTAATTGGAGTAGATATCAAGCTGGCCAATGATGGCGATGACTGTGTCGTGTTCTTAGAGCGCAAAGATCTTAATCTCTACCAAGAGGATCTGTACCATTTCTTCATGCAACATGGTTTTTCCATGACTGTTGAAGACCCTGTATATATATTAGAAGACATTGAATTTTGTCAAAGTCACCCAGTATATGACGGAGAGAAATATCTAATGGTCAGAGATCCCCGTGTAGCGATCTCAAAAGATTGTGTTGCTCTGAAACCATTGGACAACCCAAAGATTAAAAAGATGTGGTGTGCTGCAGTTGGTCAAGGAGGAATGTCACTCACAGGTGGTATTCCGATCTGGCAAGATTTTTATGCCCAACTCATCACAATCAGCGATGGTGCCAAACGTTTGGAGGATTTAACTCTGAACACTGGAATGAAAATTCTGGCCAAAGGTATGTTTCGGACATATAAGGAACCTACACCAGAAGCAAGATTATCCTTCTATCTTGCATTCAAAATCTCACCATCAGAACAAGAAGCCTGCGAAGAGTTTTACCGTAGTGTCGTTTATTCAGCACTAGGTGATTCACCTAGATTTGCAGTTCTTCCAATTCATTAAGGAGGCTGACGTCCGAGATGACGTTAAACTAGTCCCCGGGGTGAGGACTAATCACCTCATGGGGTGTATGATCGTAATGTCCCAAAACTATTATTTTAGTGCTAAACAAAATGCCAAGAGACTGCACGGAGACCCTCATAGTTGATCATACATGTACAGTCCCATTTGACGTAGTGGCATCCCATACATATGTCACAACGTAAGAAGGAAAATGCAAAAATCAAATCACTTGAAAACAAAGTCAGTCAAATGCAACTGCAAAAGAAACCCAAGAGGAAGAAGCGACCCACGCCATTTGGTGATACCGGTAGTATTATTGGTAATCGTATTGGCGGTATGTTTGGTCGCTCTGACATCGGCAAAGGCGTCGGACGTTGGCTCGGATCCGGCATTGGATCTATCTTCGGTTCTGGAGATTATTCAATGACTGGACAACAGCCCGCGTACAACGTGCTTGTCAACGGGAGCCAAGTTCCCCAATTTGACACCACACGCGCCACTAATGTCGTTTGTCACCGTGAGTACTTAGGAGATATTATTGGTACAACTGCTTTTAATAATACGCAGTATCCATTAAACCCAGGAATCTCACAGACTTTTCCTTGGTTATCCTCTATAGCAGCTAATTACCAAGAATTTAAATTTCATGGCATTATTTTCGAGTTTCGACCATTGATTACTGATTATGTCACCAGCGGTGCACCCGGAGTGGTTGTATTGGCCACAAATTACAACGCCGATGTGGTTAATTACACCACCAAGCAACAAATGGAAAATTCTGAGTTCGCGGTCTCAATCAAACCAACAATGCCAGTTATACATGGTATTGAATGCGCTGATGACCAAACTACCATACCTCATAGATATGTACGCACAGGTGCTGTCCCAACTGGACAGGACCTGCGCTTGTATGACCTCGGAAATTTCCAGTTTGCAACCCAACAGAACCCCGTCCAAGATCTTGGCGAGTTGTGGGTCTCTTATTGTGTTGAGTTTTTCAAGCCCATCATCGGTTTTGATGCCGGTGAGATTGCCTCAGCTCATGCTACTAGAGCATCTGCAACAAATGCTAACCCTCTTGGCACAGTAGGTGTATCAATAATTGGCACATTACCGATTACTGTTACAGGAACCACCGTGTCTTGGAATGCCCAATCTGGTATTTCTTACATGGTTGAGTTGTTCTGGAGCAACGTCACTGCGGTGGCTTTTACGCCACCTGCTGTCACCGTTACTAATGGAACTTTGGTGTCCACAAACGTGTCTGGAAATCCAGTAGCTTATGCTCCTACTTTGGGAGTTGTCAGCGCCGCAACCATGATGAACGTAATAGTTGCTGTTACTACAGCAACCAGTCCGATCATAGTGTCCTTAGGAACTGCTGGTACTATTCCAGCTGGTTCCATGGACATCTATGTTGTCGAAGTTGATGCATCCACCCATTAATTGGGTTTTAAGGTTATGACTTAGAAAATTGGTTTCGCAACCAGACCTGTCAAGCGAATAAAGACCTACCTCCAGCGGGTAGGCAGGTGGTGGAGAGTTAAACCATAGTGCTCCCATCCCCTTTAAAACGAACGCGTCGCGGTGTAGTGGACCACCACGCTTGTAGTTGCTCGGGGTAGGACTGGAGGAACCCTACGTAAGTCCACGGAAGTGAAAGGGCTGGCTGTCAATGGCCCAAATCGCATTGACCGTATTTATCACGTGACGATTCACCAAGGTCATTCCCAATGACCAAATGGTGCCTTAGCAGGAAATAGTTAGTGGTTCTCCCACCAAGGAG